TGATAGAAATGGGTGTTAGTGCTGAATTGGTTAATCAGCTTAATTTTACAACAGTAGCTCCTGATGATAAGAGCGCAAATAATAAGAAGAAAGAGGGCGTTAAGAAAGCTACGGTCTACGAGATATGGCATAAAGCGTCAGGAAAAGTAATACTAATAGGCGAAGGCAAGGTAACTGAGCCGTTGCTTATAATGGATGATCCGTTAGGCTTAACCAACTTTTATCCTTCTCCAATTCCTTTGATGCCTATCGAAACCAGTGGATCACCTATACCCATTCCTTTATATGCTATGTACCAGGATCAGGCCAGAGAGCTCGATCTTGTTACCGCAAGAATCACGGCGATTGTGAAGAATCTTAAGCGTAGAGGAATATATGACGCGGCCATAAAAGAGCTAAGTCAGATGACAAATGCTGGAGATAATCAGTTTGTTCCAGTCAAAGATTGGCAGTCTGTCCAGGCTAAGGGTGGGTTAAAAGGTGTTATGGACACAGAAGACTTGTCCCAATATGTTACAGCTCTTGGCTCGCTGTACAATCAGCGTCAGGAAATACTTAATATTATATTTCAGATTATTGGTATATCCGATATTCAACGTGCAGCTACAGATGCTAGAGAAACTATGGGAGCGCAAAGACTCAAGAGTCGTTTTGGTATGCTGAGAATATCTACCTTGCAAAGAGAAGTACAGCGTTTTGCTAGAGACGCAATCGCCTTGATGGCAGAAGTTATCGTTAACAAGATGCGTCCAAGCACTATATCGCTAGTGACTAATTTGCCAGAAGAGACCATTGTGAATGATGGTGTAGTTAAGCAAGTTGGAACTATTGACCTGCTAAAGTTGATAAAAGATCAAGACCCACCAAGTGTGGTTGTGGATATAGAAACTGACTCGACTATAGCTAGTGATGAGATTGCAGATAAAGAAAAGGTGGTAGAGTTTAATACAGTGATAGCGCAGTTTGCAGAGCAGACACCTACCTTGTTAGCTACTATAGGACAGGACGCCACAGCAGAAATGCTTAAGAGTTTGGTTCGTAGATTCAAGCTTGGCAGAAATGTAGAGCAAGCTATTGATGATAGGATAGCAGAAGTTAAGGCAAACCCACCAGAGCCAGAGCCTGATCCAGAAGTGGTTGCGGCACAGATTAATTCACAAGCACGTCTTGCTGAGAAACAAATAGATGCTGCTATTAAGCAAGCAGAGTTACAAGTTGAAATGGCCAAGATTGGATTGGATGCTCAACAGGCTGATAGAGAGATGGATCTTAAGGAAGTTGAGGCTTCTATTAATGCCATAGCTCTGGCGGCAGAGGCGGCTAATCCAGACGATAACGCAGTGGTTGGCGTATGAGTTTTTATAAGAGGATAACAAGTCTTGATACAGCTAAAAGATATGGTGCTCCAAATTGGAATAAGGGTGAATGTGAAGCCTGGTGGTCAGAAAGAACCCTATTATTTATACCAAGGCGTAAATGGAAGAACTGGGAATTCAGGACTAGTTATGGATTATGGAAGGCTTATTTTAGACTTAGGATAAAACGTTTTGTAAAAAGGGCATAATGACAACATATAGACTAAATGGCGAAGTTGTTACTCGTGAGGAGTTTTTTAAAGACGCCAGGGGTATCACTCCTGGTAGTGCTCCTCTCGTGAATGACTTCAAGGCATTTGTTAGTCCTATTGATGGGACGACAATATCGTGTAAGTCTGAACTAAAGGCGCACGAGCAGAAGCACAACGTTGTTCAAGTTGGCAACGATTTTAAAAACCAAATCAATGAAATGAGAAGGGATGCCGGACTATGACAGAAGAAAACCTTGAAGTGAATGAAGCGACCGAGGCGACTACTGAAACACAAGAAGTTCAACAACAATTATCTCTAGGTGAAGAGATGAAGAACTTATATCAGCAGGCCCAGGAAGTTAATAACGATGTAGTAGTAAACAATGATGTAGCAGATGGAGACGCAGAAGCTGTTGCAGAAGAGGCGGAAGAAGTAGAGGCTCCAGAAGAATATGCTCTGATTCCGAATGAATGGAGTGATGATGAGAAGCAGAAGTTCCAAGCAGCGCTAGAGAATCCTAGCACTAAAGAAATAGGTGAACTTTTGATTGAGAGATACAATAATCTTAAGAAGGGGTATTATAAAAAGGCTGAAACCACTGCTGATTTGCGTAAGATGGCCGGAGATGCTGATGAAGACACTTTAAAGAGTATGTTGTCTAAATCTCAAGAGCTTGATGAGATATTTGATCCATATAAAGATGGATTTGATAGAGTTGGCATGACTCCTACGCAATGGCTGAAGGACACGATGCCTAAGATAGTGCAAATAACAACAGATCCTGTAAATGGCATTAAGAGCTTAATGCAGGAATTCAGAATTTCACCAGAAGATTTGGGAATCTCGGCGTCTGTGCCTAGAACCGAATCAACTGATGATCTGGATTTAGATGACGATGGTTATGTAAATCCGAAAGTAGCTAAATTGGAAGCAGAGATTAAACAAATAAAAGAACAGAACTCGCAACTGGTAGATAAGTTTCAGCAAACTGTTGACGCTCCTATCATGAACGAGATCAGTTCCTTCCAGGCGGCTAAAGACGAGCAAGGCAACCTTAAGTATCCTCTCTTTAAGGAAGTTCATAGAGAAATGGGGGACCGTTTGCAGCAAGCCGCAGCAAAGGGTATTTCCATGACACTTGAGGAAGCATATTTTGCTAGTCCTACTGTACAACTCGAGCAACTTAAGTCTCAAGAATCCAAGAAGAATCTAGATAAGGATTTAGAGGTTAATCTCCGTGAGAAGAGAAAAGAAGTCAAAGCAGCGAAAAAGGCTTCTTTAGGTGTGAAAGGCGGCAATGGCAGTAGTCAGTCACCAACGGCGGGAATGACGGTCCGTGATGAGTTAAAGTTTTTATATAATAATGCAATGGCAAACCAATAAAGCTTGTTTGTTTTTTAATCTAACAAGGAGAAAAGCTTATGGCTTCACCGAATCTGACGGAGATCGTAAGTACCACTCTTAGAAATCGCTCTGGCGAATTCGCTGATAACGTTACAAACAAGAATGCTCTATTGAGACGCTTGAAAGAACGTGACGGCGTTAGAACTCTAAGTGGTGGTCGTACGATTGTTCGTGAATTGGATTATGCTGAAAACAGCACATTCCAATACTATAGTGGTTATGAACAGTTAAATGTTGATGCTGCAGATACTTTATCTGCTGCTGAGTTTAATTGGAAACAAGCTGCTGTTAACGTAACTCTAAGTGGTTTGGAAGAAAGACAAAATAGTGGTAGCGATGCTGTTATTAATCTTTTGGAATCACGTATTACCAATGCTATGCGTACTATGGCGAATAATATCTCTACAGGTATTTATTCTGATGGTACTGGCTCATCTGGTAAGCAAATTGGTGGCTTACAGTCACTTGTGGCTGATGACCCTACAACTGGCACAGTTGGTGGTATCAACCGTGCTACTGCAACTAATGCTTTCTGGAGAAACATCTCTTATGATGCGACTACAGACGGTGGTGCAGCGGCATCTGCTACTAATATCACAACATACATGAACACTGTGTTCAACCAAGTATGTCGTGGTACTGATGTTCCTGACATTGTTGTTGCTGATCTAAACTATTTTGGTTTTTATCAGGACGCTCTACAGGACCAGCAGAGATTTGCCAATCCGAATGACCTAAGAAGTGGTGATTTCGCTGCTCTTAAGTATGGTAATGCAGATGTTCTTCTAGACAATGGGTCTGGAATTGCAACAAACCATATGTATTTCCTAAATACTGATTTTCTATCTTTCGATGTTCATGAAGATGCATTCATGACACCTAAGGAAGCTAAGACTCCAGTTAATCAGGATGCTATGGTGATTCCTGTTATCTTTATGGGTAACTTAACCGCTTCTAACTGCGCTCTTCAGGGCGTGTTAAAAGACTAACTATTGGGAGGATAATATTATGTCTTATATTACAGGTATGAATCTGACCAATATCGATTCCGAGCCACAGTTTAAGCTTGGAGGAATTGGTCAAACTAGCGATGGTAAGAAGTACAAGTACGTTCAGTATGAAGCTGCTACAGCAGGTGTTGCTGGCGTTGCTGGTGAAGTTGCCTATTATGCTAAGGTTGCCACAGGGGATGCCACTGGTACTATCGTTACTTCTGACTTGTCAGATAGTGATGAAGTAGGTGCTGGTGTTCTTCAGGCAGCTCTAACAGATGGTTCTTATGGCTGGGTGCAAGTAACTGGTGTTGCTACACTAAGCATTAACCTTACTGCTGGTGCTGACGGTGACCCACTAACACCTACAGGTGCGACTGATGGTACGCTAGATGTGACAGCGGCAGCTACGTCTGCTGTTTGTGCGTATGCTATTGACGCTTCGGCAGATATTATTTTGTGTGCATTTCCACACTAGATGATTGATATGTGGGGGGCTAATTGGTCCCCCGCTAATTTAACAAAAGGAGATTATAATGAAGAAACAATTTATAGAGCAACTTAAAGCTGAAGTGGTGAATTACAGACATTCTCCGCTACCCGGTGATGGGCCTCTGTCGATTAAGTTTTACATTAAGCAAAAAATTAATAAGGCAAAATCTAAAGATAATGAGAGACCGATATATACTGATAAGTTATATATATCTGTTCGTGCCCCTGGCGAGAAAGATCCCATCTTTGATGGCGAGGCGAAGGATACTCATATTGAAAGATTTTTACCTATATACGAAAGATTTCTTAACAATCAGGAGAATCTTGCCAATGGTACAGATTTAAAGTTCTTACCCACTATTAGTGAAGAGCAAGAAGAATTGTGTAAGAGTTTATCTATCTATACTCTTGAACAGTTGGCAGAAGTAAAAGATGTTGCTATTGCTAAGCTAGGCATGGGTGGTAGAGCATTAGTTTCCGATGCTAAGAAATATATTAAGGGAACAAGTGAGGTTGGAGCGTTGCGTAAGCAACTAGAGACTATGCAAAATAAAATAAATGATTTAGAAAAGCAGAATGAGGCTCTGAAAGGTAAGCCGAAACCTAAAGTGGTTAAGATGGAGGCAAAAGATGAGTCTACTAACAGTAGTGCAAAACGTAGCGGATGAGACACTAATTGCAGAGCGCCCAGCTACAGTAATAGGTAATAACGACAAGTTTGCTAGGCAGTGCTTGTCACTTCTAAAAAAGGTTGGTCACCAATTAATGAAACGCCATGATTGGGAGGCGCTAACCAAGACAGAGACAATTACTCTTGATGGATCTGGTAGTTATACTATTGGAACTGATATATTTACAGATGGTGATTTTGATAGAATAGTTGCTGAGTCAGAGTGGGACAGTTCTAGTAATAAGAAGGTAAAAGTGCTTGATCCTAAGGCTTGGGGTTTTCTGACGTACAGCGCGATATCTGCAACTGGTGTTACCACTTATCTTCGCGTTCGAGGTGGCAAGGTGTTGATAAGCCCTGATACATCAGGTGATACCATTGACTTGGAATATATATCTAATTTTTGGTCAACAACATCAGGCGGTACGGCTCAGGCTACTTTGGCTGCAGATACAGATTTATTCTTGTTTGAAGAAGAGTTGTTGGAGCTTGGTTTGGCATTTCGCTTGAAAGCGGCCAGAAGCTTACCTTCCCTTGCAGATGCAGAACTATTTAAGGAAATGACTGACCTTACTAAGGCTGGCGATGTGCCTAATGAAATATTGGGCCCAACGGCTGATCCATTGTTTGTTGTTAATGTACCAGATACAGGAGTTGGTGGATAATGGTAGTCTCTGCCAAGGCATTAGCCGCTACATCACAAAAAGTATCTATTCCACCTCCTACTGGTGGTAGAAATAGCCGTGATGACAGAAGTTCCATGCCGATTACTGACGCTATTGACTTGGTTAATTGGGATGTTACTGCTGAAGGTGTAAAGGGTAGAAAAGGATATAGTGTTCATAAAGATGTATCTGTTGGCGTGAGTAACTTGCAAACTATAGCACCATTTCTGACAGATGATGAACTTGTGGTTGCGGGGACTTCTCCTCAGATAGCAATATACCGCATTGATACTAATGGTAATCTGACAGGATTAGGTGGTTTTCAAACTAACGCTAAGTTTGAAACTGTTGAGGTTGGTGGCACAATGATTTTTGTTAATGGTGCTGATGGCCCTTATACCTGGACGGGTGGCGGCACCCTTAATTCACCGTCATATACGGGAGACATAGCTACTCCTGGCGCTGATACTATGGACGGCATTCACTTGCATAATAACCGCATATATTTATGGGACACTGATGCCGGAAATGCTGACTTTTATTATGGTGGTGTAGATGCTGTGTCTGGTGCCTTTACTAAATTTGAACTAAGCAAGGTGGCTCAATCGGCTGGTAATCTCTTGATAGTAAAATCTATTACTAAAGATGGTGGCGATGGATCTGACGACTTAATAGCATTTATTCTTGATACTGGTGAGGTTATTATATACCAGGGAAGCAATCCTGGTGATGCAAGCAATTGGTCTAAAATTGGTAGATATTTTATTCCGCCTCCAATTGGTAAGCGCTGTGCTGTGCAGTTTGGTGGCGATATTATTGTTGCTACAGAAGCAGATATTGTGAAGTTACTTGATGTTATAGGTAACACTGGTGAGGGCGAGGCTTTTATTGTTGCCCCATCTAAATTATCAGGTGATATCAGGAGTGATTTTGCTCTATATGGTACTACTTTTGGTTGGGAACTGGCAGTATATGGTAATGAAAATAAGATGATACTTAACGTGCCTGTTATTGAGGGTAGTCAGTCACATCAGTATGTTATTGATTTGACG